CAAAGATTTTATTTGGCAGATGGTTCATTTGTTTTAAAAAGATTGATTGAAAAATCAACTCCAGTAACTTTTCCTGTTAATAGTGGTGGTGAAAGTTCATCATCTGCTATTGATGGTGCTGTGTTTACTAGTAATGGTACCACTCTCACCCTTGAGTCTTCTGGATCAGGTAATGCGAATGTTGGATTGACATTTAAATGGGATGATAATCCTAACGATGCAGGCACTTCTCTATCAGGAGTGAATATTAGTGGTGTATCTTTTAATGCAAGTGGTCAGAAAGGAGAAACATCTGGCACTATTGGTATTACTGCAGGTAATAATTATCCAGTATCAATAAATCCTGGAACTGGATATGGAGGATTTGTACTTAAGAATGGTGGAAAGGAAGTATGTTTCTTTGATTTGGATGGTGATGATTGCAATGCCAATCTAATAATTGAAGGTGCTGCTGCTGAAGATACCGTTCCTAATGAACCTGGATTTTGGTCAGAGGAGGCAAACAAATATGCTGTATGGGTGAATCCTGAGTTATGTACTTTACCATTCTTACCTCAAGAGGTGACATATTTTGTAGATATTCCTGCAACTGATGATTATACACTTGTTGGTGGTGCAGATGATAACTTTAATGTATTTTTAAATGATGAATTATCTCCTGCAATTGGTGGTGCTGGAGGTATATTTGCTGGAGGAGCACTTACTACTCCATACTCTACTACTAGATCATTGACGGCAGGTGTATTAAAAATCGTTGTTAAATGCACTAACTCTGCTGCTGGTTTTACAGATGCTAATGGTGATCCTACTGGTGAAGCATTTAGTTGGGATAGAAATCCTGGTGGATGGTATTTGAGATTGTGTAGAGGTGGTGCATGTACTTCGGCATCTAATGTTACTTGGAGAAATTCTGGACCTCATGATGCATGGTCTGATTTCATGAATAAGTATGCAATGTTTGCTAGTAATAATCAAACACTCAGTGGTCTGCCACAGTCTTCTACATGGACAGTGAATATTCCTGCACCAGGTAATTATAATTTAGAAGTTCAGGCAGACAATACTGCAGATATTAGTTTTGATGGAACTGCGCTGGGAACTGTAAATTCATTTACGAATAGCACAAATTATACATTAGCCAGTGTCTCTTCAGGACCACATACAATTACAACTGTTGTTACTAATTTAGCTCCTGCTGCAGGAACTGCTGACCAATGGGCAACTAATCCTGCAGGTGTTGCATGGAAATTAACATCTACATCAGCATCATCAATCACTGCAAAATTCAATTCTGATGGTGATCTTGTTGTTGATGGAGTAGGAACTGGAGAAATTGAATTAGATTTTGAATGGGATGATAATCCCAATGATGCATCACAAGCATTAGGAACTGTTCGTTGGGAAGTTTCTGCAGGATCTGCTCCAATTGAATTCACTCAAACTAAGGGAGATTCTAGTGGTAGTGATAGTGAAACTAGGACACTATACGGTGGTGAAACATATAGAATTCAAACATTTAATAGCACTGGTGGATTTGAGGTAAAGAATAGTGGACAAAAACTTTGCTTTAAAGATTATGATGGTGACGATTGCAATGCAGAAGTAACTATTGGAAGCACCAATAATAGTGGACCAGCTACGATTGCAGTTTCCAGTGACGTTAGTGCGACGAGGGTTAGAAGTAATATGATTTGGAATACTAGAGATGATGTATTGTATGAGTATGTTCCAATTAGTGGTTGTGTTGTTCAGGAGGCATCTTCTGATTACGGAACAGGATTCTTTGGATATCTTCTTTATAATGATGGTACTGTTCAGCAAGGGAACTTTATTACTAAATTAAAACCTGAGTTTAAGTTGGAACCAGTGTTCTCTGGATCAGGATATCAATCAAACTATAGTGCTATTGCAGCAACTATTTTTAATTCATATCTCAACACTATTGGTAGATTCCCTGAACCTACGGGATTTGATGGATGGATAAATGCTTTCATATCCAATCCAATGTTTACAAGCTTGACAGTATTAACTACTGCAATCTATAATAGTTACATCACCGCACCTCCTAATGGTTCTGGTGAGCAAGCACTTCAAACATCAAGAGGTGGTTTAACAGGAAACTATGACAATTGTGACACACGGAGAGTCTAATGGAATTGCCTAAAATTAAAAACGAAGAATTGCCAGAAAGACTTAAAGAAATTCTTGGGGCAGAAGATGCAGTGTTTGACTCGATTGTAGATCCAATGGATGTGATTGACAACTTAGAAGTAGATCCAGATTCATACTACAAACAACGCTATGACATACAACAAAAACTTATGGCATCGAACAGGAAACTTAATGAGTATAAAAAATCCGTATAAATATTAACTGTTACGTTTTACAACAAGTTGAAGGTGCCTCAATTAATCGCATCTCCTTGTTGACAGCATCCCCTAAAGATGTTATACTTATCACAACGAGAGGTAGTCGATCTCTCTTTCATCCGTGGGATACTCCACGAGATATACTTAAAGGTAAATTTTCAATGATCAAAAATGTATTCGCAGCAACCGCTGCTCTGTTCGCATCCGCTGGTGCTGCTTTCGCAGGACCCTACGTCAACGTCGAAGCTAATTCGGGTTGGACGGGATCGGATTACTCTGGAACCGCAACGGATCTTCACCTGGGCTACGAAGGTGCTATTGGTGAGAGTGCTTCATACTACGTCCAAGGCGGCGCTAGTGTAGTCTCCCCCGACAGTGGTGAAAGCGATACCGTTCCTTCTGGTAAGGCAGGTGTTGGTCTTTCACTTACCGATGCTCTTGGAGCATATGGCGAAGTCTCCTTCGTTGGTAGTGGCGACAGCGATGTCGATCGTGGTTATGGAACCAAACTCGGTTTGAAGTATAACTTCTGATCCACTAAATACTGTTGAGACCTTTCGTGCGGTCTCTACGAAAGTCGGAACACCCATGGGACCTCATAGAGGTCCTTTTTTTATCAAAGGTATTATGAACTTCACCATTTATTCTAGAGACGGTTGCCCTTATTGCACTAAAATTAGACAAGTACTTTCTGCAAAAGGATTATCCTTTACTGAACAAAAATTGGATCGTGAATTTTCTCGAAATGATTTCTATAAACAGTTTGGTCCTGGTAGCACTTTTCCTCAAGTTTTGCTAGACTCAAAACGTCTCGGTGGATGCACTGAGACAGTAAAGTATCTTCGAGAGAATAAGATTCTCTGAGATGTATACTAAATAATTTTAAGTTTTGAAAACAGGAGGGTTGGTTTCCATATTATTGTTAAAATGTTTAGAGAGGGGAAACCATGTTAACAGCACTAGTAGTTTTATTTGTAATTGGTGCTTTCTTTTTAGGAAGTGTTATTACTTGGTTAGCAAAGGGGTATGTCGAAGATTTTATCGAGAATGCTGCCTATGCTAAATCCGTTACACATCCAGAAATGTTTGATGAGGATGGTAACATGTTACACGACGAACTCATTTACATTAGACCCGAAAATCCATACTGGAATTTCGATGATGGTGACGATGAAAACGATTAAATGATTAATGGAGTTATTTTAAATTATGCCAATCAATGCGCTGCAAAATAGTAGTTCGCGACTGCTAATTAGTGAGGTCTTACGCAAGGTCTCTAATGCTAAAACCAAAAAAGAAAAGGTTGATCTCCTTCGTAGGTATAATAGCAATGCACTTCGTCAGTTGATGATTATTAACTTTGACGATAGTGTTATTTGTTTGTTGCCTGAAGGAGATGTTCCTTATACACCAAACGATGCTCCTGTCGGAACGGATCACACTCGTCTGGAATCTGAGTCTCGTGGTCTATATCGTTTCTTTAAAGGTGGTGCTAAACTTCCTTCAATGAAACGAGAGTCTATGTTTGTTCAACTTCTGGAAGGATTATCTGCTGAGGAAGCAGAACTTTTAGTTCTTGTTAAAGATGGCAGGATGAATGATCAGTATAAGAGAATTACTAAAGCAGTAATCTCCGAGGCATTCCCAAGCATTGTCTGGGGAGGTCGATCTTGAATGGCATCAGAATCATAAAGCAAAATTGTGATCCCAACGATGGGGAAGATAAGACTCTACCAAGTAATGCATATCTGGTAGAGTATGTCTTAGATGGTAAGACATGTCATGATATCACTCTCTCTAGTAAGAAAGTAGATCTCTTTGATCATTATTATGACAACTATCGACAGGATTTTGTTGGATTTAAGCAAGCTGAGGGGAGAATTAATCCTAGACTATGGCAAGATCCATCCGTGCAGAAAAAAAGCAAGAAAAAATGACGATTTACTTTGACAAACGTGCTTTTGCGGAGCAAGAAAAAGAACAAAAAGAAGATGAACTTAAGCAGAAAGAAGAAGAAAAGAGATTAGAAGCAGCTGCTGCTATTGTTGGAACATTTCTTTTCTTTACCAAACCTCTGGTTCTTATGCTATTATGGAACTGGTTAATGCCAGGTATCTTTGGACTTGCCGCTATCGGTTATCTAAAGTCATTTGGTTTGTACTTGATTGCCCGTATTATTATCGATAAGAATGACTAAAGTATGTTTGATCTCTGTTACTCCTGAGGCAGAGAAGACAATTGGATACATTGCTCGTGTGAGTAATCCAGCAAATCAGGAGAACCCTAAAATTTCTGGACTGCTAAAGTATTGTATCAAGCATGGTCATTGGTCTGTATTTGAGCAGGCAACAATGACTGTGGAGATTCACACGACAAGGGCAATCGCAGCTCAAGTGTTGCGTCATAGAAGTTTTACATTT